CCGAGACCGGAGACCTTCGCCATGGTCGTTCACTTCCTTTCGGTCTGCCGGCCCTATTCGGCCGCTCGTGCCAGCTTCTCCTGATGGCTGGCGAAGTCGTCGATAAAGCTACTGCCACCGCTGTGCACCAGCACCGGCTTCACGTTGCCCGTGCTGGGATCCCGATCGCCGATGTAGTGCCGGTGGTCGCCCGCCAGGATGAGGTACTGCGGCTCCTGTTGACGATCCACAATGGTGTGCGGCGAGGTGAAGCACCGCTGGCCGGGCGTGAAGGTGTAGATCCACAGCCCGTCCGGCGTCGACTCCTTCGTGAAGTGGCGGCCGGAGTCGCCCGAGTCGAAGTAGTACATGGCCGCCGCGTGCTTGGCGTCGGTCGGGTTGAGCACCGTACGCCAGCCGTGCCAGAACGCGGGGCACACCTGGTTGCCGTCCACGACTTCGTGGCACGACGCCTCGCGGGTGGCGTGGTGCACGCCGTAGGTCTTGCGCAGATGGGGCGGCAACTGCGGACCGAGATCGGTAACGGACATGATTTCCCCTCATGTTCCTAGAATGCGACAGCGGATGCGTTACGCACGAAGACGACGGCGAACACCAGGTTGGTGAAGCCGCCCGACGTGGTGGTGGTGACCTTGACGTACCGGCGCACCGTGGCAGTGCCCGATGCGGACTGGAGCCGCTGCGTCCCGGGTGTCGTCGAGGTGATGGCGGCGAACGCCGCGCCGGTCAGGTCGGCGAAGGTGGAGTTGTCGGCGGAATCCTGGATTTTCACCGTAGCGTCGGTGCCCGCGAAGGCGAACACCTGAAGGTAGGCCTGCCAGCCGAACGACGTCGACACCGTGGTCTGGTCGTAGCTCGTGCCGGCCGTCGCGCCGGAGTCGGTGCGCTTGCCCGCCGTGAGCAGCTTGCCCCACTCGCCGCCGTAGCCGTTGGCCTGAGCCGACACGCCGAAGGTGAACTCGCCGGAGTTCGCTCGCTTCGGGTCGTAGTTGACCTGCTTGCCGACCAGGCAGTAGGTCTCAGCCCCGATCGTCACCGGCGATGCCACGAAACAGTTCAGGACGTCGATGGTCGGCAAGGTGGAATAAACCGCGTGCTCCTGAATGCTGCTCACGTTCTCGGGGTTGAACCACGCCGTCACCTCCAATGCGCCGTCCTTCTCGCCCTGGATGCGCTCCATGGCGCTCTTGTCGATGCCGGTCGTGTCCAGCGTGGCCACTGGACTGCCGATCGTGCCCAGTTCGATGATGTCGCCGGAGATGTCGTAACCGGCGACGTAGAGGCGCTGGCCCAGTCCGCTCTGTTTACCCATTGCTCCAGCCCTCGATCGTCAGCACGGCCGCCGCGGCTTCGCGCCACGCCTCCGCGATGTGGGGGGACCGCTCCGTCTGCTCCTGCCACGTCGGCAAGTCGTCGCCGTTGAACGACTTGCCCCCGACCGAGCGGCAGTAGGCGTCGTACGCCGTCTGTCCGGCCCGGTCGCGGTTGATCTCCTGGACGCCCATCACTCCACCTCGTCGTATTCGTCATTCAGCACCAGCGGCAGGTTGATCACGCCCACTCGGAACAAAGTGCCGTCGCTGTTCAGGTAGCCGGGCGTCATGGTCAGCGCGCCGGCGCCGTACGCGCCGAAGACGTCGACACAGCGCACCAGGCCGGTTCCCGTGTGGTCGATCAGCCGGAAGTTGCTGACATAGGCATCGAACAGCAAGCCAGTGGCGCGCAAGAGCTTCCGGTCGATGTCGTTGTTGCTCTGCCCCTTGGGCGCGATGGCCAGCAACTGGATGCGGACGTTGAAATTGATCACGTAGGCGGCCGAGGCCAGCCCGGACGCGTTGGCCGCCGGGCGCACCGGCCCCGCGTAGCTGAAACAGTGCACGCCGCGACCGGGCGCGTTCAGCGGCTCGTGGCCGTCCACGATGTCGAAGGCGCCCAGCTTCTTCGGGATGCCGCGCACCATCGGCAGCACCTTGTCCATAGCCATCATCGCGTCAGGCACCGTCGTTCACCTTCTCCACGAAGCGGCCGACGGAGCGTTGCGCCAGATCGTTGGCGCGCGCCTGCACCTGGGCGGTGGCACGACGGGCCGACCAGTAACCAGGGAAGCGGGTACGCGGAGAGTTGCGGCTGCCGTCACCTTCCAGCCAATGCCCGTAGATGACGCCCAGGTCGGTCACGAACGCCTCACTGGCCGAGATGCGCATGGTGATGTGCGACTCGTAGAAGCCGGTGGGGTGGCGCAGGGAGGTGTCGAGGTTCCGGTGCCACTCGGCCATGGCCTGCTGGGCGACGTCGTGCTCTATGCCGCGATCCATCTCGTCGGCGTAGGCGTCCAGCCGTCCGTCGAAGTACGGGCCGGAGAACTCCACTGTGGCCGCCATCAGATGGCCCTGGCCCGACCGTAGCGCCCGTGGGCGCTCATCGCCTGGTCCCGGATGTCGGTCGGGCCGGTCTCGGCCACCGCGACGCCTCGGGCGCCCGAGGCGGCCGGTCGCGTCCGGGCGTAGCTGGACGCCTGAAGCTGAAGTTCGATGAGCGCTTCGGCGATGGCGTACTGACGGATGAGCGCCGGGTAGACGTGCAGCGCCATCGCCGCGCCGTCGCTGTGACTGGTCGCGCTGGTGCCCAGTTCGCCGCGAGAGACTGTGGCCAGCCGGGGCGCGTAGATGACACTACCGGCGTGCGTGGAGAGCAGAGAGCCCTCCACGGCCCGCTTCAGCACCAGCGTGTTGCCCAGGATGTCGTCGATCCAACACCGTTCAGCGTCCAGGACGATCGTCTCGCCAACGGCGAACCGCGTCCCATCCGGAACGGGCATGAGGCGGTCGGACTCCTCGTCAGCCAGACTGCCGGCCATCACCTGGCCGGTGGTCACGCTGGACTTGTCGGTGACGATCATGCGTTCGTTGTCGATGTGCAGCAGCGAGCCGACGCCCACCGTGACGGAGTTGGGCAGCGTGAACTGTGTGGCGCCGGAGCTCAGCGTCCCGGCCAGCGTCCCGGCCGCCTTCTCGTTCAGGTCGTATCCCCATACGCCGGTAGCGCCGACGGAGCGCTGGAAGGTCATGCCCTGCACGAACGAGCCGACCGTGTCCCGGTTCACCTCGATGGTGTCGTACGGCGGCCCGGACAGGCTGGGTTCAAGGTAAACCTGGGTTATGTCGATGGACTGACCGCCGGTCATCAGCGCCGTCAGGCTGATGACCTGGGAATCGGAGTCGACGTACACCCGGAAGACCGTGGTGTCGAACGTCGGCCAGTCGAAGTACCGGGTGCCGGTCCAGGGCGCGAAGTCGCGCTTGAGCGCGCCATTGATCTTCAGGGTGGCCGCGGCAAGGGCACGATCGATTTCCGCGTTGTCGCGCGTCGTGCCAGCCGCGTCAACGGCGTGTCGCACGTCTTCGCGGGTGGCGTAGAAGATGTCACCCATGATCGTCCCTTGCTTTCCCAGGACAGGCACCGTATGTGGTTGTGGGGACCGGGCCGACCGGAGGGGAACAACGGCCGGCCCGGCAGCATTCAGGCTACGTCACGACTCGTCGTCATCGTGAGCGGCCGGATCCGAATCGTCATCCGGGGATGTCTCGTCGGACCCCGTCGTAGACGTACTCGTCGAACCGACACCGAAGGTGTCCGTCTGCGTCTGCGGTGAGGGGCTCTCCGTCGTTGGGGCAGTCGGGGGGAGGGGTTCGCCGCTCGTAGTCGAGTTCGTCACGGGCTTGTCGGTAGATTCCGATGAGCTGTTGCCAGCTGATGACTGCTCACCACCTTCCACGTAGTCCCCCTCGACCACCGGCGGTTCGTCGCCGCCGTGCTGGACGTCGAGGGGTTCGAAGGTGCGACAGACGCCGTCCGCGTCGGCGATCGACGCACCGGCCACAGTGGCCTTCGGCATGGTCTGCTCCTTTCGGTTGAGAGACGTCCGGAGCTGGCGGATGACCCCGGACGTCTCTCAAGTGTCACACCGCGGCAACCGCCGCGCCCAAGTCGTACGCGATGTAGGTCAGCGTCCACTTGATTTGGCCGGTGGAGCTGGCCGCCGTGTTCAGGCCGATGTTGCCGACCGCGACCAGGATCGGGTTGCGCAGCATCGACACGGCGCCGCCGGTGGACAGCACCAGCGCGTCACCGGCCAGGCCCGTGGCGGCCAGCAGGGAGCCGACGGCGGCACCGTTGATGTCGACCGTGCCGGACATGTCGTTCACGGAGCCCGTAGTCGGCGTGGCGCGGAGCTTGACCGCGTTGGCCTGGGCCTGGATGACCGTGGTGACCTGGCCGACGATCGAGGTGACCAGTACCCGTCCGCCGGACACGGCGAACAGGCTGCCGGTGGCGGTCTGCGGCAGGTTCGCCGCGGCGCGCTGGACGGTCCGGCCCAGACCGATCAGCAGGAGATCCGTGTCCTTGACGTAATTGCTCATGGTGTCGGCGCTCCGCTCAGCTCGCCACGGCCGGCAGGTTCGCCGGACCGCGCTTGCTCTTGAGGTCGTGCAGGACGGCCGTCACCAGGCCGGAGCCGCCCGCCGTGCACTTCACCGTGGTCTGGCCGTCGGCGAGGCTGGAGCCGTTGACCGTGAACACCACGGCGCCGGACGCGATCGTGACGGCGTTGCTGGCCGCCTGGCTGGCCCGGACCCACGCGGCGGCGCCGGCCGTGGAGGTGTTGGTGTACTTGTTGGTGATGATGTTGCCCGGCGACGTGTAGCTCCCGCCGATCGCCGGCGCCGCGGTCACCGTGAAGGTGTCGTTGCCGGTGCACACGAAGTCGACGGAGTCCACCTCGCGCATGTTGATCTCGACGCCGGCCGCGATCGGCACGACGTTGTAGACCCTGCCAAGACCTTCCATGGCCTCTCACTCCCTGCTCAGGCTGGCCCCGGGGTGTGACTGCCGGGGAGGTGGTGCCGAACGCCGGGGCTGCCGGCGTTCGGCCGGGTACTGCGTCAGTAGCTGATCATCACGCGCTTCGGGTGGGCCAGTACAGCGCCTTCAGCGGACCGGAGTCGGGGTACTTCTCGGCGTGCTCCGCGTTCGCCGCCGCGTACGACGCCTTGTCGGCGAAGACGTCAACCGACGTCCACCAGGCCACCTCGAAGCCGTCCAGCAGCACACGCGCGTTGACCTGGTCGGGCCACACGTGCGTGATGACTGCCGGTGCCTCGTCGGCGCCGTTGTTGCCCACCTTCGACACGCCGGCTGCGATGAGGATGCGGCCGACCGTGAGCCCGTTGCCCGTGTGGACGCTCACGGCCGGGTCGCCAGCTGGACGTAGGGCGACAGCGCCGGGCCGCCGTTCTTCGGCGTGATGGAGCTCTTGAGCCACGGGCGGCCGTCGACCCGCTCCAGCACGCGGTAGGCGGTGACGTCGTTGGCGAACTTGTAGTGCGCCGACGAGGTGGCCGACATGGCCTGCCGGTCGCCCAACAGGTACATCCCGAAGTCCACGAAGCTGATGTCGCCCTGG